ACAATATTTATCATAGCTTAATTGTTATTTGATGATCAAACATTCTATACATTTTCTCTCCATCAACATCAAATTCATATTCGCTGTCCGGAGAAAAACAAATAAGGTCGCCTGGACTTATTCCCTGACTAACTAAATAAGCGTTAGGATAAACCATTCTCCCCATTAAAGGCTCTTCTTTAAAAGGTTTTTTTATAAATGATTCTGTAGCAGGAATTGGCTTAACAAAACAATATCTATCGTAAGCAAACCAATTATCATTATGCTTGTACATAAAGAATTGGTCAGTCTCAATAAAGAACAAGTCGTCTTTAAAAAAACTCTTGCCGCTTTTCTGACGACCTCTCATATCATTATAAAACTTAAATGCGTTGTGATGCACAAGTAAAGTATCGCCTATTTCTATAGGACCCGTATAGCCTAAAGGTAATTCTACGACTTCAGCATAACGGTTAGAGAACTTATAGTCTTCTTCAGAAGTACTAAGTATAAATTCAACACCTGCTATGTCTTTTGTATTGTCGTATCTCTTTCCCTTTTTTGGCTTTGCAATAAAGTAAAAAGGAGATTTCATTAAAAATTGATATTATATTCGATTGAAATTGGTATTTGAGAATTAAATTCTTTCCACAAAACTACTTCTTCTTTTACATTAATAATGTAAACTTTTAAAGAGTTTCGTTTCTCGTCAAATTTTATAAGATGAATTTCATTAGTATCCCCAAGCACTTTTTGACCTACTATGTAGTGCATAGCATTGCTTTTATAATCAGCGCCTATTGATATTTTTCTAATTTCCATCTTACTCTTCAACTAAATAATCCCATAAAAAAGCGATAGATTGTATATCTAATCCTTTTGTGAAAGCAATAAAATCATCTTCATTAATCTTGTTAAGCCCATTTACACTGTATTGTGTTTTATTAAGCTCATTGATTAATGATTGAATTTTAATTTGAGTTTCAGAATCCATATCAGACCAATCATACATAGAGCCCTGTTCTCTTTGAACCTGAGGCACATTGAATTTCTCAAGAATCTCTCTTTGTTCTTCAGAGTGTAATTTAATACTCTCTTCGATTTTTTTTGTAACTCGAATAATAGATAATATTGAAGAAGGGTCCTTCAATTCCTTATCATTTTTGCATTTACCAAGTAGTGTAAATACAGCATTTAATTCTGCGATAGTGTAAGTTTTCATTTGATTTTATTTAATTAAAGTGTGTAAATATAATGTTTTTATTTTATTATTCAATAAATTCCAATGATACCGATTTTAAACCAATTTTTTGATTTAATCCCGAAACAGTATAAAGAGGGCAAAAGTCAATATAAAATGATGGCTCAGTTCCTGCGTTCATTGTGCCACAAATAGGAATAATAACTATTTCTTGATAATTATTTTTTCTTGCATAAGTAAGATTTCCATTTACAACTAAATAATTATTACCACCATCTCTATAAAAAGTAAATTCAACGTCAATATACCAATCAAACCAATCTAATCCTCCTGAAGGTCCCGGAGCAGAAGGAGTTGGTTGCGAATAATATAGGTCTATACGAGTGCCGCTAATTCCATTTCCGGCTGAATCAAAAAGGTCAAATCTAAAATCAAATGCATCTTCTGAACAATAAGCTACTCCATTAGATTTTATTATAAAACTATCGAAATCTTCTAAAGCAGATGAATTAGCAATAAAATTTGTTCCTTTGTAATTACTTTGATAATTATTTATTAAAGTATTAAAAATATATTCAGCAAATGCTATTGGAATAAGTTCCGTATCACTCGAATTATTTGAAGGAGATGTTGTTGCGCTTCCTTTAAACATTCTAACTCTATCAAAACCTTTTACTTTCTCGGTTTCGTATGTTGGTCTATCGTATACATTTATGAATTGATTAATTGGCATAATTATAAAATATTAGCGTTAATATTAGCGTATATATCGCTTCCTGTGTTGTTTTTTAGTTGAATTGCAAAAGGTGTTGAACCTATAATTGATGGAAACTCAAATATAAAAAATAAATCATTTACAAAAGCAGCATTATCAAAAGTCGTTGTATTTGTATATATGATTTTATAAGTGTATTTCTGAGTAGCCCAATCTATTATTAAACTTAATTTTGCAATAAAATATTTATCCCCATTTCCTATTTTTATAACACAATCAACAGTACTATTTGGAGATGCAATTAGTAATAAATCTGTATTTTGACCATTTGCACAATAAATATTTCTTTTAGCATATATCCCCGTTTCATAAGTATTTACCGAATTATCATAAACACCAATTAAGGTTTCATTTGAAGCGTTTGAAATAGGAGTTACATTTGGTAAGTTTCTTGCTCCAAAAATAACAGAGTTTGAAACGTCATTTATAACAATATTGTTTAAGTAAAAAGAAGCTCCTGAAAGGATATATTGAAAAGCATTATTAAACGCTGTCCATTGTTGATTAGTGTCATCAAAAGAAATCATTGTACCACCTACCGAAAGTATAGATGTTGTTTGGTCTGTAGATTCTAAATATAATTGAAAAGTCGTTCCTTTAACATTTAATGCAGAAGTACCGGTCGAACCACCAATAGATAAACTATTATTAGTATCGTTCCAAAAGAAATTAGCATTATCCTGAGCAATTGTTGTTCCATTAAAAAATAAAACAGAACCACTTGTTAATGCAGGTAATGTAAATTTACTATTAAACGTATTCCAATCCGCTGAACTTAAAAAACCATTTGTAGATGTATTAGCTTGTGAAATAGACACTGTCCCGGTACTTACATTCCAAGCTAACGGAGAAGTTGCTATAAGTGTCCTGTATGATAAGTTTGAACCATTATAGATTACAAATTGCCCAAGTATAGGAGTGCCGGCAGGAATATTATTATTGAATCTATTCCAATCAATTGAACTTAACGCTCCATTTGTTGAAGAACCCGATAAACCTAATGATAATTGCTGTCCGATTAAAGACAATCCATTTGCTGTTCCTATAGTTACAGGTGTGTATTCAGGGATATTCAAATCTGTTCCATTAAATGTTGCAGGACCTGAAGTCCCTGTAGTAGTAAGAGTAATCGCATTTTGTTTGGCATTCCAAACTGACGCACTTGCAATATAAGCATCTGCTAAGTCAGTTGTTAAATGTAACTCAGAAATTAAAGTAACACCACCTGTTATACTTGCAGCATTACCACTTCCCGAACCTTTCACAACAGTCAACGCCTCTCCGCTACCATTTTTAGTAATAGATGCAGCTACACCACTTCCGCTTGAATGATTAATTACTAAATCTTTTGCTAATAAAGTATGTGTTCCTAAGTCCAAATTAGCAGTTGCACCTGTATAAGGAACAAAACCCGTTACCGAAGGTAAAGTAGCTAAACTACCATCTCCTCTAACATACTGAGATATTGTACCTGTAGGTATTGGATAGTAGGTAGATGCAGCATTAGCTATAGTTAAATAGGTAGAAGCTGCTGTAGAAATCAATAAGTATGGAGACAAATCTGCATTTGTAATATAACCTGCCCCATTTAATATTTGACTATTGTCAGTAGGTATAGTAATAACACCTGTTGTATTATTATATGCTCCGCTTCCCGCAGCAAAACTTAATGCTAATCGAGAACGTGTATCTGTAAAATATAAGTTAGTTACTCCTTCAGGAATATCTGTCGTAACTAAGCTCACAGCTCCTGTATATCCATTTACAGATGACACTGCATCTGTATTGTCAACTTTTTGCCAAACTGTTCCATCAAATATAGCCCAATCTCCAACTTTCCAATCAGTTATTCCGTCAAGGTTTGTACTACCTGTAACATTTACTATATAATAATATCCTGCTGTTCCAACACCACTTGCCAAAGCAGGAGTGTTAGTAGAAGCATTCCAAGTTCCTTGATACGCAGAACCACCAACTAAAGAATTGATTTGATTTTGCAATTTACCAAATGCCTGTAATATTGTATCAGTAGATATAACAGAGCCTCCTGTTACGTTTAGTCCCGTCAATACCTTTGCTATTACAGCAGCATTACTTAAAACAACACTTGCTACTCCCGGACCTGAAGCAGTTGCTTCTCCTGTAAGTCCTGTAATATAGCTTCCTGAATTTTGTTTATTATTAAAAGTAATCCAATCCGCAGCACTTAAAAAACCTCCTTGAGACGCACCTGACTGCTGAATAGAAAACGTACCTGTTGTATTACTATAAGACAAAGGACTTAAAGCAAACAAAGAAAGCAATGTAATATATGAATTTGTATCCACACTACCATCAGCTTTCAGAAATTGACTTGAAGTACCTCCATTTTTTATAATCGCATTTGCAGTTAAATCATTAAGACCTAAATCAACGTCAGCAGTTGCTCCTGTATATGGAACAAATCCCGCTACAGAAGGTAAAGTACCAAGAGTACCATCTCCCTTAATATATTCCAAAGCAGTTCCTGCCGCAGTTACATCAATAGTTCCGTTTGCAGTTAATGGACTGTTTGTTACAACAAAAGCAGATGGCATAGATAATCCTATTGAGGATATTCCACCACCCCCTCCTCCATCGGTCCAAGTTGTAGTAATTACATCTCCATCACGCTGAGTAAGAGTTAATGTCTTTGTAGTTGTTCCCGTAACAACAGCAGAAATTATTGAATCATTATATGCTCGATTCCAATTAAAGGAATTGTCTGTAATATAACTTATTACTCCTCCATTTGAAACAACAATACCTGTACCTGACAAAGCATTTTGCTTTCCATCAAAATTAATCCAATCAGCAAAACTTAAATACCCATTTTGAGTACCATTTGCTTGTTGAATAGTGATATTTTTTGTAGCAGGATTTATAAACAATGGAGATGAAGCTGTATAAACAGGAACGTCTTGCCATTCAACACCTGTGCCTAAGCTAATTAACATTTGCCCTGAAGTACCTGTCAATCCATTTGAATCAAGAAAAGTTCCACTTAATTCAAAACTATCTTGAACTAAAATATCATTAGCAGTAATTAATTCAGCAGTTAAATTAGCTGTTAAAATCATATCAACATCAGCTTCATTACCTGATGTCAACACTTGTTGTAAAGTAGGCGTAGTATTTACAGGAGTAAACCACTCTACCCCACTCCCTGTGCTTGTAAGTATTTGACCTGCCGTACCTTGTGAATTGTTTCTATCAAATAAAGATGCTTCAATATAAATTGAATCATAAATATATGCAGAAAATATATTTGCAATACCGCTAACTTCAAGACCATCGGTATATATTGTTCCGTTTAAGTTTATATCTTGAGTCGCTGCATTGTTATTATCTAAAACACCTTGCAATGTATTACCAGGTAATAATGGCGAAAATAAATCTAATAATTGCTGAAGACTAAAATTGTATGTAGGATTCTCAAGGTTTCCTATTTGATTCAATCCAACGCTTGTTCCAATAAGTTTATCACTTAATTTTGGATTCCCTTCAAGAGGGTATGTACTTATTTTTGCCATTACCTAATTTTTTAATGAACTATTTTTAATAAATCTCCGGTTCTATAAACCTGTCCAACATTCAAACCTCCTGTTATAGCAGCAGCATTATCAGCATACTCAGTAACACCTGATATAGTGAAACTTGCAGCAGTTAAATTGCTTGATATTAAAGCTAATAGCTCAGCTATAGTAAAATTAAATGTTGAATCAACAGGATTCCCACCAATCTTAGTTCCAACAAGTTTGTCGCTAAGAATAGGTGCTGCTGCAACCGGATATTCACTAATTTTTCCCATTATTACTGTTCTTTCTGAGTAACCTCGCCTGTCTGCATATTAATTACAGCATTAGCTCCATATTTCTCAATTAATTTTTTTTCGTTTTCATTAAAAGAACTTACAATTAACTGTGCTTGCTCTAATAATCCTTGTTTTTGCAACTCAAGTTCTCCAAGAGCTACTTTTATTTTTGTGTAATTAGCAGAACCTGTTTTAATAAATTCGTGCTCTTCTTCTGTTAAATGATAATTTTTCATTTTGATTTAATTTAATTGTTAGATTACAAAGATATAAAAATTAAGGTAACATTTTATGCAATCTATTTCTAGCGTAAAAAAATAATATTACCAATAATATAATCAAAAGCCACCACCAATAAATTGTATGACTTTCTTTTTTGTCAATGTCTTTTTTAAATGTCTTAACCTTAGAATCTTTTTTTACAGAGACTTTAATTAAGGACTTCTCAGACACTTTTATTTTTGTAGTATCTACTAATACTTTTTTTGCTTTTTTGTATCTAATTTTTACGTTATGGTACTTTTTTCCATTAACAGTAATAGACTTAGTTGTATCAATAGGAAATATTTCAATCTCCTCTACATCTTCTGTTATATTTACGTGGTTTTCTTGAATAGAAACAGTTTCTTTTTGAGAAACAGAAACGCTATCTATTTTAGATACATTATCTACTTTATCAATAGCAACCTTTCTTGATCCGCAAGAAGCAAGAATTAAAAATAAAAATATAAAGCTATATCTTAACATAAGTGTAAGTTTTTCCATTAATTGTTTCCGTAAATGTATCTTTGTTATTTATCAATGTTCTCCAAGTATGACCAAAAGTCATTTCAAAGTGAGGTGCATCTTTAAACTTTTTCCAATCTCCTCCCCAAACAAATCCTATTGATTTAAAGTATTCTGCAACTTCAAGCCAATCTACTTTACTGTCTTTATCAAAATCTAACATCTGATAAGTGGCAGTCTCGAATTTTCCATCTCCATCTTTATCAAGAAGTAGAACAATATCAAATGCTAAATGATACTGATGAATAGATTGTCCAGGTTTTGAATTAGTAACAACACCAAGTCTTTTTCCTGAAGCATCAAAAAGCTTTGTTCTTCCTTGAGCATACAACTCGGCTTGCTCTTCATTTGTTCTTGTGGTATATGCAAAACGCAAACGAACTCCTTTCCCAAGGAGTTTGTTGTTTATATAAGTATACCCATCTAAAACATTCTGTCTTATTTTTGGGTGTAATGTAGCTATACGCTCAAGAGTTATCTTGTCCATTATTTAATATCTTCAATATTGTCTTTAACTTCTTTTGCTCTAAGAAGCGCTTTTTTAAGCATTTGCCATATATTTATTTTAAAAGTCTCTTCAATATTTTCTTTAATAGAGACTAGCTCTATAAAAATTAATAGTATTGCACATATCTTAGTAAACATATAATCAACACTAAGCCATTTAAAAATAAACTCGTTTAAAATAAACTTATCTATTACAAAAAGAAATAAGATACATACTTCATAAAGAAGCATTTTTGAAACAATATTTGACAACTTCCTACTTTTAACACTTGACCACCCATTTAATTTTATGCTTTTAAATATTCCTGTGAATGTATCAAGAATAATAGCTGCGCCTACCGCTATTAATATTCCGTAAATCGGAACAAATAAAAGTACAAGTGAAGACAATATGTAATTTAGATATTTCATTACTTCCCCTGGCCTTTATATAATTTGACATAGTTTTTGCTAGACTTAGATGCGCTCATCTTAGTCTTAGCGTGAACTCCCTTTCGTTTTACTTTTGGAGCTACTTTAAATACTGATGTATTAGTTTGCTTTGCCATTCTACCAAAGAGCTACAACATTAGTTGCTGTTGTTCCTGTACTTCTAAGTTTCAATACTTGAATAGGAAGTGTCGTTCCGGCAGGTACCGCAAAAAAAGTAGCAACATCATTACCAATTGTAATAACAGACACATTTCCTGTTCCACCTACATATAAGAAACAACCTGTGTTACCTAATCCTGTTTGAGGAGATGCGGCATAAACAGTAAATACTTTACCTGTTGCAGTAAAAATATTTGCATTTAAAGTTAATTCAGTTTCACTATCTACAGAAACTACAGTAGCAGAAGTTTCATCAGTATCGTTATAAACAATATCTCCTGTCTTTACATTATTAGTTATAAAGGTAGCAGTAGAATCGATTAGTTTAGATGCTGTATTTGTAGTGTTTGTGCCTGATTCAATTGCATTTGGATAGGCTATATTAGCATCATCTGACTTATATGTTCTTAATGCTCTTGAAAATGTTGTTTTAAATACTGACATAATTTTATATTTTATATAATGTTTTGTTTATTATTAATTTTGGATTATTAAGAGCAGCTTTTCTTCCACTACACCCACAATCTTTACCTGTAATCTCTGATATAGTATCAACTACTTTTTTAATACCCGTTTTAGTAGTAATCTT